ATTTATGTTGAAGCAGAGAACATGTTTGATGCTGAAGACAAGGCCTACTTAGAGATTGGTTACGACCCTGATGAAATGTTTATTTATGAAGAAGGAGGAGAATGATGGGCAAGATGAAAGAACTATCAATGGCTAAGGATGTAATTGAAACCCTTGAACAACGTGAGGATAGATATGGACAATATAAGAATGTCTCAGCCTCAGCTCAGATGTTGAAGGATGTTATTAGAGCAGGGGCTTCGTGGCCTCAGATGGAGCCGTACATGCAGGAGAGCCTTGATTTAATTGCTAACAAAATGGCACGCATAATTAATGGTGACCCCTTTTATGACGACAGCTGGCATGATATCGGTGGATATGCCAAGCTTGTAGAAATAGAATTGGAGAAGGTATGAGCAATGTAAAACTTGTGTGGGCAACCACAGATGCAGAGAGGTTCATTGCATACATGGCCAGGGTTAGTAACCCCCGTGCCTCATGGAATGATGAGAAAGGCTGTCTTCTTAAATATCTAATTAAGAACCAACACTGGAGTCCGTTTGAGATGGCTAATGTGTGCTTAGAAATTGATACCACTCGTGACGTTGCACGACAAATTCTGAGACATAGAAGCTTTAGCTTTCAAGAGTTTTCTCAACGCTACGCAGTTGCGGATGGTTATGAATTGAGCGAAGCTAGGATGCAAGACACTAAGAACAGACAGAACAGCATCCCGACAGAGGACAGAGAACTCAAAGACTATTGGAGAGAGTTACAGCAAAAGACAATCAATGCAGCCCGTGAAGCATACGAGCAAGCTCTAAGGATGGGCATTGCTAAAGAGGTGGCTAGGAAGGTGTTGCCTGAAGGCTTAACAACCAGTAAGATGTATATGAATGGCACTGTTAGAAGCTGGCTACACTACATTGCAATTAGGTGTGATGTTGCAACTCAGAAGGAACATAGAGATGTTGCAGACCAGTGTAGACACATTCTCAGGGGTTTAATGCCAACTTTATTTGGAGGAATATAATGGAAACAAAAAATGATAGCTGTTCTGTAACACTGATTAGAGAGAACGAAGATGGTAGTGCAGACTTTCAATTCAACTTCCCACAAAAGGAGTTGGATGCTTTAACAAGACTAGGCATATTAACTGCCATACAAGCCGGTCTTGATGATGCTAAACGCCTAGATCCAGAAATATGAGTGCTTCACTAATTGCTGTTATAGGTGTGGTATACTTAGTCGTAGCAGGTAGCTTGTTTATGGATGGTAAAACAGGCTTAGCTGTTGCGTTTTTAGGTTATGCCCTTGGTAATGTTGGACTTTTTATGGAGGCTAGAATGTAATGAACCTTGTGCTCGACATCGAGACAAATAGCGAGCATACCCAGATTTGGCTATGCTACACCCACAACTCTGATACGAATGAATATGTATGTCACACAAAACCGGATACACTCATACCCTTAATAAACAAAGCCGACAGGATAATCGGACACAACTTGATCGCCTTCGATGCGCCAGTGCTCAACAAACTCTGGGGGACGAAGATTGGCTTGCGGAAAGCGACCGATACCTTGATTATGTCAAGGCTTTTGACGCCCTCTATCGAAAACGGCCACAGTTTGAAGGCATGGGGAAAAAGACTGGGGAATGATAAGGTTGATTATGCTGAGTTATGGCATCAACACTATAACCTAGACTTTGATAAGAAGAACATGGAGCCATATGACGTACCGCTGATGGGTTTGTTAGATGGTTATTGTAAGCAAGACGTGGCTGTAACTGTGCAGCTGTACGAGCAGCTCTCCAAAAGTTTGGAAGACTGGGGAGAAAGTGTAGACCTAGAACACAAAGTGGCAGCCATTATAGAAAGGCAGAAACGTCATGGCTTTAAGTTCAATACGAAGAAGGCTCAGATATTGTTGGCTTCTTTATCGGGCGAGGTTGCTGATATTGAGGGTGAGCTGCAAAGTGTTTTTCCGCCAATCACAACAAAGAGGGTTTCTGAGAAAACTGGTAAGGAGTTGGCTGACAAAGTGACAGTGTTCAACCCAGGTAGCAGACAACAAATTGTCGAGCGTCTGGAAAGCATTGGCGTGATGTTTTTAAAACGCACGGACAAGGGTAGTAAGATTGTCGATGAAACTGTGCTGTCTTCAATAGATAGGCCAGAAGCTAAATTGATTTCTCGTTACCTAATGATCCACAAACGCATCTCACAAATTAATAGTTGGTTTGACGCTGTAAAAAGTGATGGACGTGTACATGGCTCTGTAATCACTAATGGTGCGGTTACAGGACGGATGACACACATGTCGCCTAATATGGCTCAAGTGCCTAACAGTAATAGTGAGTATGGCTCAGAGTGTAGAGAGCTTTGGGAGGTTGAAGAGGGCAATGTACTTGTCGGTGCAGATGCTAGTGGGCTTGAACTTAGAATGCTTGCCCATTACATGCGTGACAAACGTTACATTAAGACAGTTTGCGAGGGTAGACAGGATAATGGTACAGATGTGCATACAATGAATATGAAGGCAGCTGGGCTTACAAATCGTAACCAGGCTAAGACATTTATTTATGCTTTCTTGTACGGAGCTGGCCCTGCTAAGATAGGCAGTGTTATTAATGGGAGTGCTTATCAAGGACGTACATTGATTAGGAGGTTCTTGAGAAACACCCCTGCATTAGACAGGCTTAAACAGAAGTTAGGCAATTACAGTGAGAATGGATGGTTACCTGGATTGGATGGTAGGAGGTTGGAGGTTCGCAGTGAACATGCAGCCCTAAACACTCTGCTTCAGGGAGCCGGTGCAATATTAATGAAAAAAGCTTTAATAATTCTTGACACAAAGCTTAAAACTTGTGGTATAATAGCTTCATTCTGTGCAAACGTACATGACGAATGGCAGATTGAAGCTAAAAGGGAGGACTCAGAGCTAGTAGGTCAACTAGCTGTCGAGTCTATTGAGGAAGCCGGGAAACATTTCAAATTGAGATGCCCCACAACAGGAGAGTGGAAATGCGGAACTAACTGGAAGGAGACTCATTGAAAAAACCTACACTGCTTGCGGATGTTATGGAAGGTGCTGATGAACTTATTGTCATTGTGTTAAAAAATGGCCAAATGTTCCTCAACTATTCCGAAGGTCTTGACAGCTATACCACTTTAGACATTTTGTCTTTTGTGACTTCAGAACTTTACGAAACAGCATCGGAAGATGCACCCCCTCTTCATTGAGGATAAGGAAAATATAATGGACAATGTAGTTAAAATTAAAGCAGACGTAATGTGGGCTTTCTTGGATAAAAAGAACGAGATGAGCAATGCTTATCAAGTTGACCTCTGTAACCTATCAGAATCAGCGGCTAACGCCATTGAAGGTATGGGCATCGAGGTTAAGGAAAAAGAAGGTAAGGGCATGTTTATAACATGTAAGAGCCAACGCCCCATTCGTGCTTTTGACAGCGAAGGTGAAGAGATTACACACGTTAAGGTTGGTAACGGCAGTAAAGCTGTAGCCCTTATAACCCCATACGAGTGGACATTTAAGAACCGCACTGGTGTTAGTGCTTCATTGAAGAAGATAGTAGTCACTGATCTTGTTGAATATGACAACAATTCTTTAGCTTTAGCCACTGCTGACGACGCTCTTTAATGATTGCTCTACTCGATGCTGACATCTTATGTTATCGAGTAGGGGCTACAACAGAGAATGAAACTGAAAGTACGGCCATCTCAACAATGGCTGTGCTTTTGGAGAATATGATTATGTTTAACCTGGAGGAGTGTGAAGGCCATGAACTATTTCTAACTGGCCCCACCAACTTCAGGCATGACATTGCTGTTACAGCTCCCTACAAAGGGAACAGAAAAGATAAAGTAAAACCTAAACATCTACTTCTTCTGCGAGAATATCTTATAACTGCCTGGGAAGCTAATGTTTCTGAGGGGCAGGAAGCTGACGATACCATTACCATCAGGGCAACTGAGCTTGGGGCTGAGAATGCTATTATCGTGAGTTTAGATAAAGACTTTTTGCAGGTGAATACATGGCACTATAATTTTGTAAAGGAGACTAAAACATTTGTAACCGAAGACGAAGGATTGCGTTTCTTCTATCGACAAATACTGATGGGAGATGCAGCCGACAACATCAAGGGAGCAGTGAGGGTTGGGCCAGTGAAAGCAGAGAAGTTGCTGAAGGACGCTATAACCCCCTACCAACAATATCAGTGCTGTGTGGAGGTGCTGGGCGCAGAACGTGTGTTAGAGAATGCAAGGCTGTTATGGCTTCGTAGACAACCAAACCAAATGTGGGAGCCTCCTAATGAAGAATAAATTTAAACTTGCAGGGATAACTTGGATAGTTAAAGAGCAGACACTTGCTGAGTGTGGGTTTACCGACCCTAACACTGCAACTATTGCTTTGAATAGTAAGCTGCCCCCGCAGAGCATGGAAGTAACTTTCTACCATGAGCTTGTCCATGCCATCATGTTCACAATGGGTGAGCAGGTACATGACGAGAGATTTGTGGAGGGCTTTGCACAACTTCTGTATCAATATGACCAGCAGAAGTAGTTTTAATGCCGGACAATGGACAACAGCTAGGTTTAAGAGTTTTGTTATTTCGGCTTTGCGTACAGCAACTCGTAGGTGGCCTCCTAAGTTTGAGGCACTGAGGAATGCTTTCACAATAAGAAAGACAAACCAGAAGACAGGAAAACTTGCACAACATTTTAAATGTGCTGCTTGCTCTAACGAGTTTGTAGCTAAAGATGTTCAAGTGGATCACATTGAGCCTGTTGTTGACCCCAAGAGTGGCTTCCAGACATGGGACAATTACATTGACCGTATGTTCTGTGAAGCTTTTAATTTTCAAGTGTTATGTAAACCCTGCCATGCTGAAAAGACAGCAGCAGAAAAACAGCTAAGGAACCAAAAGGATGAATGACAAGCAATATTATTTATTCAAACGAACGACAACGCTTCCAAATATTAACACCTCTGTAGAGCACCTGTATATCTGTAATGAAGGAGAGAGTTGGCCTACAATTATGCGCCAGTTTGCTGCCTTCCTAGATGGCTGTGGATATGTAGGGGTTTATGAGGAACTGGACGAGTTGCTTGAGGAAAACAACCGATGAAAATATTGGTTATTCCAGACTGCCAGGTAAAACAAGACATACCTACGCAACATTTGGAATGGGCAGGGAAAGCCATTGTTGACTACAGACCGGATGTTGTAGTTAACATTGGCGACTTTGCTGACATGCCAAGCCTATCAACACATGACATTAAGGGAAGTAAGTATTTTGAAGGACTACGTTACAAGAAAGACATTGAGGCTGCGAAGAAAGGTATGGGTGTTCTTCTTAAACCTCTTAGAGAGCTTCAAAGAATCCAGAAGACTACAAAGCATAAAGTATATAGACCGAGGATGGTATTAACCCTAGGTAACCATGAGAACAGAATCGACAGAGCCGTTAATAACAACCCAACCCTTGAAGGACTCATATCTGTTCAAGACCTTGAGTATGAAAAGGATTGGGAAGTTTATGGTTTCCTTCGCCCTGTGTTTATTAATGGTGTTGGCTTTAATCATTATTGGCCTGTTGGTGCTATTGGACGTCCTGCTGCTTCTCCTTCTGTTATTATCAATAAGCTTCATATGTCTTGTGTAGCAGGGCATCAACAAGGCAAACAGATAGCTTATGGAAAGAGAGCAGACGGAAAGCCTATATGTGCTATAATTGCAGGGAGCTACTATCTCCATGATGAGAGTTATATGGATCAACTATCTAACAGGCATTGGAGGGGATTGGTGGTGTTAAATGACGTACAGGACGGACACTTCGATGAGATGATGTTGTCCATAGAATATTTAGGAAGAAAATATGCCATTAACACTGCCTGATTTATACGATAAACTGAAGAGAGTGGATGAGGTTACTCTGCTGGAACTGCTTAATATTAATAGCACCGACCTAGTTGACCGCTTCCAAGACTTCATTGAAATTCACGCTGACAACTTAGAGGAACTATTAGATGACAATTGAAACACCGTTTAGCACCGTAGGCTATATAACATACAAACGAACCTATGCCAGACGCTTAGATGAACAGAACCCAGATAGCGATACAGAGGAGTTTAAAGACACCGTAGAACGTGTTGTAAGGGCTTCTAACACTCAGCTAGGGGTAGGGTTCACCGAGGCCGAACAAGACCGTCTGAGGGGCTATATGATGGGTTTAAAGGGCACTGTGGCAGGACGCTTCCTCTGGCAGCTAGGAACTAAGACAGTTGATAAGTTGGGGCTGGCCTCGTTGCAAAACTGTGCCTTCACCGTTGTTGATAAACCAGTTGAGCCGTTTACATGGGCAATGGACTTGCTTATGTTAGGAAGCGGGGTAGGCTATAATATACAAAAGCATAATGTTGATAAACTTCCTCCGGTCAATGCTAATTTTAAGTGTCCTACTCGTGGCGATACCGCTGACGCTGATTTTATTGTGCCTGATTCTCGTGAGGGATGGGTGGCTTTACTGGGGAAAACCCTCAAAGCGGCCTTTCTAGCACATAAGAGTGGTAGTCAAACCTTCACCTATAGCACACAGCTTATTCGTGGTAAGGGGGCAATCATCAAAGGGTTCGGTGGAACTGCCTCTGGCCCTGAAGACCTCGTAACAGGCATAAACCGTATCAGCACAATTTTGGAGCGTAGAACTGGTAGACAGCTTCGCCCCATTGATTGCCTGGACATTATGAATATCATTGGTGCATTGGTAGTGGCTGGTAATGTACGTAGATCGGCACAGATTGCCATTGGTGACTGTGATGATGTTGAATATTTATTAGCTAAGCGTTGGGACATGGGTAACATTCCTAGCTGGAGAGCGATGAGCAACAACAGCGTGGTGTGTGATGACATCCGTGACTTACATGAATACTTCTGGGATGGTTATGAGGGTAAGGGAGAACCCTATGGCTTAATCAACTTGAAGCTTTCTCGTAAGATTGGACGTTCAGGAGAGACACAATATCCTGATCCAGATGTACAGGGCTACAACCCATGTGCAGAGCAAAGCCTTGCTGATAAGGAAACTTGTTGTTTAGCTGAAATCTATTTATCTAACATAGAAAGCAAAGATGAACTATTGGATGTTGCCACTCTTCTATATCGTATTAACAAGCATAGCTTGGCATTGCCTTGTCATCTGGAATCTACGCAAGCTATTGTACATAAAAATATGCGGATGGGTATTGGCATCACTGGTTTTCTACAGGCGACTGAGGAGCAAAAGAGTTGGTTGAGTGAGGTTTATGTTAAGCTTCGTAATTTTGATGAGTGGTATAGTGCTTCACATGGCTTTAACAAGAGTATTAAAATTACAACTGTTAAGCCTTCTGGTACATTGTCGTTGTTGCCCGGTGTAACTCCTGGAGCACACCCTGCATATGCCCACTACATGATTAGACGTATTCGTATCATGGCTGACCATCCTCTAATTCAAGTGTGTAGAGAACATGGCTATCATGTGGAATATCAGCGTAACTTCGATGGTTCTGAAGATCATGGAACTATGGTTGTTAGCTTCCCATTTAGCCACCCTGAACATGCTAAGCTTGCTAGTGAGATGACCGCTATAGATCAATTAGAGACAGTGAAACTTCTGCAAACTGATTGGAGTGATAACAGCGTGAGTTGCACCATCTACTATAAGCTTGAGGAGCTACCTGAGATTCGTAAGTACCTAAAGAAGAACTACAAAACCAACTTTAAGAGTTTGTCGTTCTTACTACATAGTGGCCACGGATTCCACCAAGCACCGTTGGAGGAGATAACAAAGGAGCAGTATGATGTTATGGTTGCAAACACTAGGGTTATAACATCCATATCTAGCTTAAACATTGGATTGAGTGATGACGAATGTGAGTCCGGTGCATGTCCGATTAGGTAATGAAAGGAAACTTATGAGATTTGATTATGAATGGAAATGGGGTTTGGTGTTCGGTCTGGAATATGACCAACTCTACCTACTTGAAGAAGAGGAGGAAGAGCCTGACTGGGATTCTGAACCGGCTAGTGTAATTTACTTACATCTAGGTGTTATAAGTGTTGCCTTAATTCACTAACTAAAAAGCCCCTATATATTTCTATATAGGGGCTTTTTTATTCTAATCCTTTATCAAAGAGTGTCTGACTTTGTATCTCTTTTCTAAGGTCTGGATACTTAGACATCAATTTCATTCTAGCTGCCTTTGTATACACAGGCATCATTTTATTTTCAATGATATACTGCACGTTTCTCTTTTGCTGTGGACTCGCTGCTGCCATTTGTGCCCACTTCTCAGAGTTACGAAGAAATATAGGAGAAGCATAGCGGCTTATCCATTCTTTATAATAACTATATTGTTCAGCTGTCAGCTCCTGCTTACCCATCTTTCTAGAGGCTGGTCTAAATGCAACCCCAATCTCCTTCATTTGTTTCTGGAATGGACTAGGCTCTTCACGAATCCCAATGCCTGTTATAGCTTGTGATAGATTGGTTTGTCTAGGCATAGGTGTTTGATCTGGTGAAACCATTGGAGCACCTGAAGCATCAACCCCACTAAACTTATCATACTGCACTGGAAGCTGTTGACGTGCTCCAGGGATGCGTTGCTGTAGCTTCTCAGCTGTTGTTATTGCTTCACGCTCAAACGGATCTGAACCACGGGCTATTGTGTTTGAAACAGCAGGTATAACACGCTTTGAAACATTCTGGAAATAACTCTTCAGCGAATCAGGATTATCTATAGCATCAGCCATATCAGCAAAACCTTGCATGAAAGTTTTCTGGAGGATGTTAGCTTTTAATGTTGACCACCCCTGCTTCAATATTTCAGATGTTCGCTCGTTTTCTTTTATTGCACCACTAGCCATCTTCTCTTGTAATGTAAAGACATCTGTAGCCAACCCGAACACCGTTGCGAAAGGCTCTAAACGGGCGTAGGACACCCACACATCACCAACCTTGATAGACATAGGCTCTTTACCTGCTGCTTGCCATGCTGAGCGTTCTGATGCGTCATCAGGCATAGCCCCTGTAATTGTGTCTCCTTTGAACATGCCATATACACTGGCAGTTACACCAAGTCCAACAACTTGTCTAGCCACCATATCTTCCAATGGCATCCTAACAACTTCATTCTTAATCATGGTTTTACCGTAGATGTCAGTGAATGCAGTGGCTTTGGTTTGGCTAGGACGTATTAAAGCTCCTAGACCAGGGACATAGCTGGCTCCTTCCTTTGCAATGTTCCAAGGAGTTTTAACGAAAGGAAAGGCTTGAATGAGAGCTGTCTCTCCTAATGTTTTTCCTGAGCCTCTAAGCTCTTGCATCTTAGCTAAGCCGCCAGTTAATTTGGTTTGGAAAGTTCCATCTGTAGCCCAGTTACGAACATCATAAAGAGCTGTAGCAAAGTCTCTATCACCCCCAAACACCCTCTCAATTCTATCAGCATACTCTGTAGGGTTACCAGAGAAGGCTGTCTTCTTATATTGCTTATAGAGATCCTCATAAGACCCCAATCCCTTCACCTCATCGGCAGAGGCTTTCTTACTGATTAAACCTAATGTCTTTTGTGAACGTAGCCGAGCTTTAAAATATTCATCAATGGCTACAGTTAGACGTACAGGCATACGAATAACTTCTCCAGTTTTTCCTGGTATTGATTTAGTCATGTAGTCGTAAGTCTCCCCAAGCACCCTAGAAGCCACTTCAGGATCCACTACACCAAGGGCGTTTGTTGGAACCCCTATAGCCTCCATATATTCGTCAAACTGTTTCTGTGTCTTTCCAAGGGCTTTAGGCGTGAGAATAAAGTCAGTGGGTAGGCCTGTCTTCCATCCCTGCTTAAAGAAAATAAGATCAGAGGCTAAGCCATCGGTTATAGAAGAGAACATAGCTCTTGCTTCACGTCTAGCTGCTGCACCTTTAGGCAAACTCTTTAATAGTTCAAGAGTTGGTTTAGCAAGTGCTTGTATAGAATTAGAAGTGAAGTTAACAACTGGAGTGCCTAAGCCTGATAACATTCCATTAATAATAAACTCATTAAACATCTGTAAAATGTTAGGCTTCTGATATGCCAACCCATTCTTAAACGCCTTAGTTACTAGGTCGCCAGTTTCTTCAGGAGAGATATTTTTAGCTTTCGCTGTTACTAGACCTAGTGTCTCAAGCCACACTTGACAGTTTTTCGATAAAAAGTTTGTACTCATTAGCAACTCGTTTCTGGAAAGATGCCCTTCAAGGCTCTATTTTGTTTAATAGCGGATGAAATTGCTTTACGAGCAGCGAAGGCACGACTAATTTTTGCACCATCGTTTTTGTAAAACAAATCAATTCCTGTGTAATACATAAGGTCTTCAGCATACTTAGCACCGGCAGCACTATCAAAGCTTTCTCCTCTTCCTGCTAACTCTGTAACCTTCTCTAACACATCATCCCTCTTCTTCATAGCATCAGCATAGAACCACTTAAAACCTGCAACCTCATCTTGTGTCATATTCATAGCAAGCCCTTTACGCTTGAGCATAAACTCAACCATATTACCATGCTCTTTAATAATTCTATTAAGCATTGTTGCGCCACGTCTAGCCTCATTAATTCTGTTACCACTAGTAAGAGGACGAATTTCTTTAGGGAAGACAATGCGTGGATCGTCACCGGTACTAAGCAATCTAGTGAGCAGCTCATCAGGACTCATCTGAGCAGCGGAAGGGTTTAGATCAGGCCCATACATTCTTTCGATGCGTGTACCAGCTGCACCGGCACTTCCATATTGTTTAGGAATGCCAATGTCTTCTGGTACTTTATCAGCAACTTTCTCACCCTTAGATGCAGCAACCTTAGCATTGAAAGCAGCCTTATCAAACTCCCATCCTAACGCCTGTGTACGCTCTAGAAACTCTTGATTTCTTATTGGCTTCTTAGTTATAACATCTCTAAAACCATAACGCATATCCTTGAGCGTCATAGGTTCAATACCAAGCTTTCCTAGTGTTGCAACATCATCCGCATCAAAGCTATCTTTATAAACCGGTGTAACAGATTTAAAAGGTTTTGATATACGTTGAGCCTGAGTTGCTTTCTCCAAGAAGCCTTTAGAAATATCTGTAGCTTCTGCTTTTAATTTATTTCCTTCTGCTGTAGAACTGCCTAACCTCTTTGACAATTTATCACGAGCAGTCCTTGCCACTACTTTTAGAGAACGTTCGTCCAGCCCAGTGACCTTCTGTGCCCAGTCAAAATAGGCAGCGTGTTGCTGACTCTTAGAAGCTGGATTACCAATGATGTAAAAAGCCTTATCTAAGTCGTTATCAAACACTGTTTCATATTTGTTAAACTTAGGCTTAGCACCTGCAAGTTGTCTAGGGAGAGATGGAGATGGAGGAATAACATCCTCAAAAACTTCAACAGCTTTAGTGGTTGGATTCCATTGAACATTATCAGGAGCTTTAATAGGAGGTGCTTCACTTGCCTTAGTAACAACACTCCCTGCTTCATCCAGAACATTACCAACCTCATCCCGATTTACACCGGCCTTAGACATTATATTGCCTTGAGCATCAACAACATTCCCTGCTTCATCTACAGAGCGTACAGCATCTTGTTCAGCTTTAGAGGCAGCTTTATTAGTTTTTCCTCCAAACAAACGTCCTAGAAGTCCACCGATGGCTGCTCCTCCCACCACACCTGCACCAACTTGCATGGTTTTACTGTCACCAAACTCTGTGTATGTTGGTTGAACAAGACCACCGAAGCCTCCAGCAACAGCACCCTGTAAAGCTCCTGTAGCAACAGCTCCACCAACTTTTAAAAGCTTTAAAAAGCCAACAGGAAGCGTAACAAAATCTAACAAAGTTCCAGTAACAACACCACCAACCATAGCGGCAGTGTTATTCTCAGACATCATGTTACGTTCACTTTCAGCTTGCTGGTCTTCTTCGCTGTCCTCGCCAGAAAGACCACGATAAGAGGACGTAGCCTCTCTCTCAACATTAGCTACAAAAGTCTCACCTGCACCAAACTTGTGACCAGCTAAGTAGCGTAAGGAGACATCCGACATCTCTCTCAGTCTACCTTGTGCGTAGAGGCTGAGGTCTATGTCTGAAAGTTTGTTTAAATCCATTATTGCTTATATCCAGTTAATGCCTCTACATCAAAACCTGCTTGCTCTAGCTCCTCACGCAGTTTCCAATAAGCAGCTCTGTCAGTGTATAGAAGCTTTCTTAATTTCCCTTGCATGGCTTGTGCTTGTTGTGGGGTTATTTGAGGCGGTGTTTGTTTCCATGACGCACCACTAGAAGGAGGGCCACCCACCCTTCCGCTAACTTCATTAGACCTTCCCTGTGGCGAAAGTAAAGGGGTTCCTACTACATTTTGCCTGGGCACTGGAGTTACTGCACCACCTTCAGGAGGAGGGGCAT